ATAAAAAGAGCTAAACAATTCTGGCATAGGGATGCAATACCAATAGATTATGGCAAAATCATAGATATAGGAGAATCATCATGCGCAGACGCAGAATGAGCAAACGATCATCAAAAAAACTATTCCGTCGTACGGCCTCTAAGGTCCTCTCACGTAATTATCGAACCACCCCTATGCGAGGGGGTATCAGACTGTGAATCATGCCATGTTACAGTCCTTTAAAAGCCTACAGAGCAAAATCTATCAATCCATCTGGAAAACGTGGCATCGTTTTCAATACGAACGACGGATACATAGACATGCCCGTCGAATTACCATGCGGTCAGTGCATTGGCTGCCGCCTCGAAAAGTCCCGGCAATGGGCACTTCGTTGCGTTCACGAAAACAGCCTGCATCAAGACAGCTGCTTTTTAACGTTGACCTACGACGAAAATAATCTACCCTATGATGGCGGTCTCGATAAAACACACTTTCAAAAATTCATGAAAAGATATCGTAAACATGTCGAACCCCAAAAAATCAGATTCTTCCACTGTGGAGAATATGGAGACGAAACAAAACGACCGCACTACCACGCACTCATCTTTGGACACGATTTCGAAGATAAGCAACTACATCGACAAAATGCCAACAAGGACAATCTGTATATCTCTGACACTCTTGCTACTTTATGGCCATACGGATTTAGCCTCATTGGTGCTATCACTTTTGAATCTGCTGCATACGTAGCTCGATACATTATGAAAAAGCAAACAGGAGAAAAGGCAAAAGAACACTACACACGAATAGACCCAGATACCGGAGAATTCTTCGAAATAGAACCAGAATATACAACTATGAGTCGCCGACCTGGTATCGGCCAGGGATGGTATGAAAAATACGGTAAGGAAACCTACCGCGATGATTTCATCATACAAAGAGGAATGAAAATGCAACCTCCCAAATACTACGATGAACAATATCCTGATATAAAAGTAATAAAATCCAAGAGAATAAGAAGGGCAAAAGAGAAACGAGCAGACAACACACCAGAACGACTACGAGTAAAAGAGAACTGCAAATACGCGCAAATCCGCGCACTAAAACGTAACCTAACCGAGGATTAAAAATGATCTTAAAAGTTTTCTGCATATATGACTCAGCTATTGAAGCTTACAATCAACCTTTCTTTATGCTAACTCAGAAAGAAGCAATACGGGCATTTACTAACCTGGCAAATGATCCGGAATCAAAAATACATCAGAATCCAACTGATTATCATCTATATTTTATCGGCGCCTGGGACAATGCAACTGGATATTTAACACAAGACACAAAACTACTCAGCCTTGGCGATGCCAGGCAATACCAAACAAAAGAAACAGTCGAAAATGTAAAGCAACTGTTTCCTGCTAAGGAGTTAAAATCATCATGAAATCAGTAATGAAGCATGACTTCTCAAAAACACCGAACGTCCAAATACCTCGATCGACGTTTAATCGCTCACATGGACTAAAAACCGCATTCGATGAAGCATACCTCGTTCCGATCCTATGTGATGAAGCCTTGCCAGGCGATACATTCAACGTCAGTATGACTGCATTCAGTCGTATGACGACGCCCATATTTCCAATTATGGATAATATATACATGGATACGTTCTTTTTCGCTGTCCCTTATCGTTTAATCTGGGACAACTTCCAAAAATTCATGGGCGAACAAGACGATCCTGGGGATTCGATCGACTTCGAAATTCCAATGACTACGGCACCAGGCGGATCCGGATATCTACCGACATCATTACAGGACTATTTAGGACTGCCGACTGGCGTACCTGGTTATGAACACAGCGCATTATTTACACGCGCGTATCAGAAAATCTATAACGAATGGTTTCGGGACGAGAACTTGCAAGACTCTGTTACCGTCTCAACGGCAGATGGTCCCGATACGACTACAGATACAAATATACAAAAACGTGGCAAACGCCACGACTATTTCACGTCAGCTTTACCATGGCCACAAAAAGGCGATGCTGTCGATCTTCCCCTGGGTACAACAGCACCCATACAAGGAAATACTAATGATACACAGGTATTTACAGGATCAGATGCAACGCTTCGTGATCTACAAATAGCAACTGATGATAGCATCGACGCAACGGGCTATAGCGGTGCATTAGCAAATCTAAGATTTACAGCCGATTCATCTGAAATCGGTCTTGAAGCTGATCTAACAAATGCAACAGCCGCAACAATTAATCAATTACGCCAGGCGTTTCAGATACAACGACTTCTCGAACGCGATGCTCGCGGCGGTACGCGCTATACAGAAATAATTAAATCTCACTTTGGTGTAACATCACCGGACGCACGTCTACAACGTAGTGAATACCTCGGCGGCGGCTCAACCCCAATTAATGTGACTCCTGTAATGGCAACTGCTCAATTACAGGCTACTGACCCAACAGGCAATAATACAAAAGTCGGTAATACTGGTGCATTTGCTACCACTGCTATAAGAGGCAATGGTTTTACAAAATCATTTACAGAGCATTGCATCATCATCGGTCTTGTCTCTGTACGTGCAGACCTTACATATCAACAAGGTCTTAACCGCATGTTTTCTAGGAAAACGCGATATGACCTATATTGGCCTGCTCTTAGCCATATTGGCGAACAATCAATTCTTAATAAGGAAATCTATACACAAGGCACAGGCAATCCAACGGCAGATGAGGCAGTATTCGGATACCAGGAACGATACGCTGAATACAGGTATAAACCATCACAAATTACTGGCGTTATGCGTTCAACAGCAACAAATTCACTGGATGCCTGGCACTTGTCACAGGAATTCGGTTCACTTCCTACCCTCGGAAATACGTTTATTACCGAGGACCCACCACTCGATAGAGTTCTAGCAACACCACTAGAATCACATTTTATATTTGACGCATATTTCAATATGCGATGCACCAGACCAATGCCGTTATTTGGCGTACCTGGTCTCATCGACCATTTCTGATGGTTATTCAAATAATAAAACTAGCTCTCCCTGTCCATCTTATTCAGATGGGCATATTGGGAAGCATAATATCTGCCGGCGCTACTCTTGCAGGATCCCTACTAAGTAGGGACGCTGTTAGCTCGGCGGCAGATGTATCTAGAAAATCAGCCAGGGAACAAATGAAGTTCCAGGAACGAATGTCAAATACAGCGCACCAGCGCGAAATGGCAGATTTAAAAAAAGCAGGTCTCAATCCCATACTAGCCGCTAAATATGGCGGCGCATCAACACCAGGCGGGGCTTCTTACTTAAAAGGCATACCTGATTATTCAGGTGTCGCAAACTCGGCCAAGGCATATCAAGCGTTCAACGCAGTAAAAGCGCAAACTGCCAATACCCAGAGTCAGACAGAACTTACAAATGCCCAGGCAACAATAGCAGCACAAGAAGCACAAGCCTTAACAGACAATCCAGAACTTAAAACAATTAAACTATTACAGGGGGTTGACCCTGCAACATACCTGGCAGGCCTAGCACTGCATAACTCAAATTCTGCAAAATCAGCAGCACAAGCCTATGGCATTGGCGAAAACTGGAAACCACCGAAAGGAACACGCGTACCACCACCACCGATTGGTTATACAAATAAACCAGGTGGTGGATGGTCTAAAAAAAAAATGACTAAATCAGAGATCAAGAAACAACTAGAATCAGAAACAAGAGGTATGAACAATACCGAAAAACTACGGTATTACCGTAATCACCCACAATGGAGATGGTAAAATGTTTACAAATAATATAGAGGATCATCCACGCCCTATCGTCATCTGTGACGACGGGCGAACAAAACAAAGTATGAAAGACGATAGTGATATCAACCTGATTATGAAAAAATATAAAAAAACAGGGCTGATAAACTTCGTAAATAACAATCAAGGCGAATATATGGAAATCGATGATATCGATTATCATGAAGCCTTAACAATAGTCACAGAAGCAGACCAGATGTTTCAACAAATGCCTGCTTCACTAAGAAAAAAATTCCAGAATGACCCTGGTCAATTTCTGAATTTTGTACAAAATCCCGACAACCTCCCAGAAATGGAGGAATTAGGGCTAATAGCCAAAAACAAGCCGTCGCA